ACCACGTCGCCCCTATAATCGGGACGCTTAGGGTTGTCGCCCTTGTCGTTGGCGAACAAAGTGAAGGTGTTGGGTTGGGGGGTGTAACTCATGGTTGGGGGTTGTAAATGGTTGGGGTTGGGGTTTCGAGTTTGTGATAGTAAGATTTAGTTACTCCGACATAGCCGGAATTTAGGAGGTCGTGCAGCACCCGGTAGGTGTAGCGTTCTTTGTTGCCCAGCAGTTCAGCAATCTGCTTGGCTCGGTATGGGCGGTCGCATAGCAACCTGTAAACCCTTACTGCATCGGAGGCTCTTCTCATTTGAAACTAACGGCTATGGACGCTTTGGTGGCCTTGGCGGTGCAGACTGGAACCTGCTCGCCTGTTGATTCGTCAAAGATAGCGGTCTTCCCGGCTTGGCGAAATGCCATCTTGAGCAGTTCCTCCCTCGCTTTCATTTGTGCTTTGAGGTCGGCATACACTTCGTCTTCCTCGTAGTTAGGCGTGAGGCTCCCTTCCTTGAGGGTAATCTCCGCTCCAAAGGCGGAGAAGGTCTTGCCGTGCTTGCTGGCTTCATCGGCTACGGTCTGCTCGGTGGCCTTGATGGTGGCTTCAAGAGCCTTGACGATGGCCTTCAACTTTATGTGCGCCTCCACCGGGTTGACCTCTCCGTCATTAATTCGGTCGGTCAGTTGCTGGGCGATTTGGACGATTTCTGCCTTGCAGATGTCGCTCTTGGGGATGGTAATTAGAGTCGGGTAGGTCATGGCTTGGATTTGAAGGTGTCAAAGATTTGGTTGCAATACTGGCCGTAAGGGATGCCGATGGCATTGGACAGGTCAATGCACTCGCCCAAGGTCAGTTGGATGCAAAGGGTTTTCTCGGTCAAGGCTTTGACCAAGTCAAGACCAATGGTCGGGAATTTTTCTTTGAACTCAAGGAGTTTCCGAAACTCGTCTGCGTTCATTTGTTCAAGTAGGCTCATGGTCTTGCAAGTTGGTTTTGGATGAATTGGATGCCTTTCTCGAATCGTGCAGGGGTCATGTGGTCGATGTCCTTCATAAACTTGGCCTGCTGCTCCTTTGGGAGTTTGTCAAGCAATGCAAGGAAATCAGCCTTCAGGGTTGCGGTGGTCAGTTCGTCGTAGGAAGGGACCAGTCCGAGTTTGTCGTTGAGGTCGCCAAGGTTCTGCTGGGCAATAGCCATCTGCACCTCGTTGGACGATGCGATGCTTGTTTCGATTCCAATGCCGATGCAGGCTAAAGCACGACCCCATGCGGATGTTTCGCAGTTCTCGACGTAGGAGGTCTTGTTAATCATTGACGAGGTACGGTCCTCGGAGGCATGGCCTGTTGCACGGATGCGACCTTCGTTGTCCCGGATAACTGCACGGACGCAGCAGCGGTCAGCGTGAAGTTCTACGAGTTCGGATTCCAACGACCAGCCAGCGTAGGCCGATTCGTTGCGAAAGTACAGGAGGCGTTGGTTGACTTCAACGTAGTCCTTGCCTTTGATGTTGGTGGTTTTGAATTTGTGCATGGTTTTGAGGTTTAGTTGGTGATGAGTGCGAAGATGAATCTGCCGAAGAAGGCGATGCCGAGGCAGGCGGTCAGCAGGATGTAGCCCGTTGCGAGGGCTGCTTTGAGTTTGGCTTTGGTTTCGTGGTTCATGGTTTTGAGGTTTAGTGGTTGGTTTGTAAAGCAAAGATAATGCAGTCCAACCTATTTTGTGCCACCTCGTAGCAAAAAAATTATTTAACCCCCTTTGGATTGCATTGGAGGGGTTTTTGTACATTTACACCCATGCCCGAATACCACTCCCTTCGACCTGCCAAGGCCCTCACGAACGCCTTGGAACGGCTCATGATAGCCATTGACAACGCTGATTTGGAAGGCAACCACGTCCTTCTCTTGGAATACAGGAAAGCCTGCGAGTTACTGGGGTATGACCCGGCTATGGCTCAATGGGCAGGGACCAAGGAGGTCCACCTATCCAGCGGTCCCAATGTTGCCGACCCTGTTGCGGTCAACTACTTCCACAAACTAAACCCCGAAGAATGAGAACCATTACCCACCTCGTCGTCCATTGTACGGCTACGCCCAAGCATACGACCATTGCCTCCATCCGCAAGCATTGGAAGGAGGCCCTTGGATGGAAGTCCGTTGGCTATCATCGCATCATTGACTCAACCGGGAATGTAACGGTCTTG